CGAGCTGCATTACAACCACGGCAAGCGCTGCGTAGGTTATCCAAACTGTTAACACCGGGTTGACCTGCCGGCCACCTATCAACCTCTATTACATGGTCGGCCTCGGTGGCAGGTTTACCACAATAGAAACAGAATGGGTTTTCTTGTAACAATATTAGTTTGTTGCGTTTGTATTCGGCTTGATTGCGTGGCCTGCTGCCTTTGTGTTTGCTTGGCATTACTCACGCGCCTACGGCTTGTGCTAGCGCCGCGCTTGCGCGCGTTGCTGTTGGTGTTGGTTGGTTACTAATCATGTCGGGCTAATCCTTTAACGTTTGTTTGTTATGTGTATGTCTTGCTTACTGTATTGAAAGCCTAATAAGTTATAGCCCCACCCACGGGGTTGCCCTAACCCGTACCCACTTAGTTGTATTGGCTGATTATGTTTACAGCCTGCCGCGCCATTGGCCCGGTCACTTCGTCGCGCATGATTACGGGCATAGCGCACTACCTACGTTGCCGTATGTTCCCAACTACCGTGCAACGGGCTTAGGGCTTGGCTAGTCCAACGCTAGGCGGTGGCTAGAAACTTAATAATTGTTGGCATTTGATTAGGTCGCCATACCTGCACAATGCAAGCCGATAAATCTAACCGGTCTAACCATTGCTCTTGCTGTTTGCTTAAACGTCCAATGTCTGTTTTAAGTTCTGCGAAAACTAGCACACCTTTAGCATTGAGTAGCACTAAATCGGGGAAACCGCTATTACCTTGTATGTGTGTTGCCCATTGGCCGCGCCTGTTCATTGCGGGTAGGTCATGGTGTACAAACCAACCGTAACGGGTAGCAATATCTATAACGCTGTTTTTAAATGCGGCTTCATTCATTGCTTACGCTGCCACAACATAACAAGTAACGTGCCCCAAACGCCAAGCACAATGCCCACAACATTAAACATTACGTATGTCATTTGTTGTAGTTCTTGTATGTAACGGTTTGCCATATTTCGTCTGCTAAGTGTTTAGCGGCCCACCGTAAATATTGTTCTACTTCGTCTTTGCCTATAAAATCAGGCTGTTTTTGTATGGTTTCTATTAGCTCTGTTATGTCGCGCAATACTTTTATTAAGTTGCCTAATAGCATTAGTCCGCCTTACTGCTTGGTAGTTGTTTTAAAGCGTCAATCATTTGTGTCGCTTGGTCAGGGCTTAACGTTTCAAGCGTCACCGCGTCACTATTCAACGTGGCCGCTATGTAATCATGTAACGCGGCTTCGTCAAACCCCGCACCTTTAGCCAATGATTTAATAAAATACACTTGCTTTTGGCTTGCGCCGCGTGTGTGTGTGCTTGTGGTTTGTTCGCGCCTAATAGGTGCTATTTGTGCGTCAGCGCTTTTACCTGTTTGCCGGGCTTCAATTTCGTTACGTGAAGCAATGCTTTTGCTAATGCCAAACCCCATGTAACCCAACGCACGGCCTAACGCGCTTGTCATACCTACCATAAATTCGCTGTTTTTTGTGTAAGGCGTTTTGCCGGGGTATGGTTCGGCTGCGGTAGCAATACTTGGAATTAAATCGGCAGCGTCGCGCCAAACGGTAATTGTGCAACGGTAAAACGTGCTTCCGTCGGGCATGGTTACAACCTCTGCAGCTGTTTCTTGTATGCGTAAATCCGGGTAGCGCTTCAATGCTTCTGCTAGGCGTGTTGGTACGTCTACGTAGTTGTCTATGTTAAATGCCATTACCAACCGCTTTTCTTTACGCAAGGCTTCAAACTGACGTGTAGCCAAATTACTTTGCCGGGGTTTTTGCTTGACGTGCACGGCTTCAAAAGGTCGCCGCATTTCTTACATTTTTTCATGTCGGGTTGTTCTTTCATGTCGGGTTTATATTGCTTTCGGTAACGTACTCATTGCGTGTAACAAGGTTTGTGCCGTTTTAAAACATGGTAACGGCATATAAGGTGCCCACCGGTCAACTTGCATAGTTTCGTACAACGTATTCCAACCGCGCAAAATTACCGCCTTGTTTTCTTTGTCTAAGGTTGCTAGCACGTATATTGCGGGCTTGTCAAAATCGCGCGTAAGCAAACAACCGTCCGGGCGTGGTGTTGTGCGTACTTCGTAACGGCCTACGTCGTTAGCTTTAGGGTTGTATGGTTCATAACCCCAATAAACGTTAAGGTATTTGGCTAACGCAAATTCACCTAGCGCGCCTATTTTGTCCGGCAAAGTGTTTTTAAATTCGCCTTTAAATCGGTCTTGGTGTTGGTTGCTTTTGGCGTTTTCGTGGCGTAATTCGGCTACTGCGTATGCGTAGTTTATTTCCGTCGGGCTTAAATAAACAGTTGACATTTAGCCGCCTAAAGCCTCTATTGCTTCGCTAACGGCCTGCCATGCGTCTTGTTGGCCGCTTAAATCTAGGTCTATTGCTACGTGCTTTAAACGTGCAATTAAATCAGCGTGTTTAGGTTTGTACGGAATATGTGCGGGTCTGCATATTTCGTCTATTAAATCAAATACTGCCATTTGATGTTTGGCCATTGCGTTTGCTGTTGGGTCTAACATACGTCGGGTTTCCTCACTTAGTCCGTATTCGGGGTAGGGCTGTTCTTGCATTACTTACTTGTAGACCATGGTAGCCAACCGCTGTTACGCCAAATAGCAACCATGGCGCGCGTGTTGGTTGTTGGGTTGTATAGGTCGTCACAAGTTTGCAATATTTCTTTAGCTTGTAACCAACCAATAGGCCAATACTTGTTAGGTAGGCACCAATAACCGTTAATTTGGTAAATCCCATGAGAACCACCATTTACGTCATTTGGGTTTACTGCGTCACTTGTACAACGGCTTTCACGTACTGCCACGCGTAGCGCTGTTTCTAGTTCGCTAGGCGGTAATCCCTCTGCTAAAGCCAATGACGCAACCTGCGTACAGCTAGTGACCAATGCGGGCAATGTGGTTGTAGTTGTGGTTGCGGGCAGCGACGCCGGTACAACCTGTGCGGTTTCGGTTGGGGCCTGTGCGTTACCGGGGCTAAAAACTAATAAAACGCCAATAATTAGCGCTATTGCGCCTGTGGTTATCTTGTGGGTAATCATTTTGCTACCTCCATTTGGTAAGGGTTTCCCCATGTGCCAGTAGCCGGGCTTTTAAATGCCAGTTGGACGTGAAGCACGTCGTTTGTTTGTGGGTCTCTAAAAATTTGTACCATGGCTTTTTGCCCGGTGGCAAGTGAGGTTATAAAACACTCATAGTTAAAAAACTGTATTTCGTTCATGGTAAATGGCTTTCCGTCGGTAAAGAAAACCCTAGCCAACGATTGTTACGCGGTTGTGGATACTCCGAAAACGGTTTCAAATATAGCTTTTACGGCTTCCGGGTTGTCGGCCATTGCCGGGGAAAGTTCAAAATGTAGCCAGTCCCCACCGGGCGCACCTGAAACGGTTTTAGTTTCGTAAGCTTTCCACGATTGCCGGTCACAACGCCAAGCCCTACCAAACGGGGTAGGCCAGTAGTCAATAATCATTTGTACGCCAAGTTTGTTTGCATTGGCTACCACAACGTCTAAAAACGCTTTAGCGGCCTGCCTACCTTGTGCTACGCCTTTAGTGTCGGTTTTGCGGTATGACAAGTCCATAGCGCGTCCTGTGCTGTGTACTGACATTTGGCCGGGCTTGCCTTTAATGTCCCGCACCATAAAAGTACCGTTATTCCATAAAGCACCGTTAGACCATTTAGCCGCTTGGCGTACCCATTCCTCGGTGCCTGCCCGTTTGCCTTTTGCCGGGCCGTCGCTGTTACCTATGTAGTCGCGGGCGCCGGTTACTCCGGGTTTGGCTTTAGCCGTCATAATTACGCTTCGGGGTTTGTGCCGGGTTTGCTTTTGAGGCCATTTGAAGCAACAAGGCCGCTAAGTGTGCCGGTAAGAAACACAAGCAACGTGCTTAACAGGTCAATTAGTTGCGCGTCGGTTGGGGCCTGTTCGGTTGGTTGGTCTACAAACAAAATGCCGTAAATAAATGCCATGACGGTAAAAGAAAAGCAAATAGCCATTAGACGGCCAACAAAAACTATTAGCCCTGCGTGTTGTTGTTCAGGTGTTTTATT